ATCTTCCAATGCTCGCGTCGTCAAGTCCGATGCTAAAGTGCTTGCGCTGAAACTCGGTGTCGATCCGACGCACGTGAACGATGTGCTCAAGTTATCGGATATTACCGGGGAAGAGATCGGTGAGGACGGTGAGCCCGACACAGCCGCCCTCACGAAGAGCATCAACGCCGTGCTCGAAACACGTCCGTTCTATAAGTCGGGCGCCACACAAGCCGCCGGCAACGAATTCGGCGGCAATCAGCAGCAGGCAGATCCGTTTGCCAAGGAGACGTTCAACCTCACCCAGATCGGGCAGATGGCCAAGACGAATCCCGGCGTCATCGGACGCATGCAGACCGCGCTGACAAAGCGCAAATAAGAAAGGGGCAGTCACATGCCGAGCGAAGTCACCAGAATCCTGGACGTTATCGTTCCGGAAGTATTCACCCCGTACACCATCCTGCGCACCATGCAGTTGAGTGCGCTGTATCAGTCGGGCATCGTCGTCAACGATCCCGCGTTCGACGCGCTGGCCAGCCAGGGCGGAAGTTCGCTCATCAATATGCCGTATTGGGCAGACTTGTCCGGTGATTCCGAGATCATGGATGATACCGGCAACGTCACTACGGCCAAAATCGGCACCGGGCAAGATATGGCTCGCAAACAGGCACGTGCGCGCGCCTGGGCGGCGAACAATCTGGCCGGCTACCTTGCCGGTGATGATCCGATGCGCGTCATTGGCGATCTGGTCGCCGGCTATTGGACGCGCGAGATGCAAACCATCTTGATCGCGCAGTTGGCTGGCGTCTTCGGCGCCGCGTCCATGGCGGGTAACGTGCTCGACATCACCGCGCTGGCCGGCAACGCGGCCAAGATCAGTTCGAGCGCGTTCATCGACGCGACGCAACTGCTCGGGGATGCCAAGGGCCAGCTGACCGGCTTTGTCATGCACTCCGCCACTGAAGCGGCGCTGGCCAAGCTGCAGCTGATTCAGTATGCCGTGACCATCGGCGAAACGGTGGTCTTGGCATCGACACCGACCGGGGCGAGCGACCGCGTGCCCTTCTTCATGGGACACCGCGTTATCGTGGACGACGGGTGCCCGGTGGACACCGAAAATGGCGTCTACACGTCGTATATCTTCGGCGAAGGTGCCTTCGCCCTGGGTAATGGGACGCCGACGGGTATCCAGCTCACCGAGACGTACCGCAACAGCCTGTCGCTCGCCGGCGAGGATGATCTCATCACGCGCAAGGTCTTCCTCTTGCACCCGCGCGGCGTGAAGTGGACGGAAACCGATGTGGCTGCCAAATACCCGACGAATACCGAGTTAAAAACGGCCACGAACTGGACGCGGGTTTACGACTCCAAGAAAATCCGCATCGTCAAATTCCTGCACAAGCTGTAATCCATTGGGGAGCGGGGTTCCCTCGCTCCCCAGGAGGGTTGACCAATGCCTTACGCCAGTCTCACACAACTCGCCGATTATCTCGGCGTCGATGTCAGCACGCTCACCAGCAATGATGCGCGTCTGCTGGAGCGCGCGACGAGCAGCGTGCGGTATCTGACCAGCAGAGCCGTGGCTATTCCTGCCGATCCGGATACCGCGACTACTGATAAAGAGATCGCCTGCCGCGACGCGGTCTGCGCACAGGTGGAATTCTGGCGCATGAATGGCGAGGCGTTGGCCTTTGAGCCGGGCGTAGCCCAGGAGACACACGGGAAAGTCCAGATTCAGTTCGCCGGGGGAGAGCGGCAACGCTACGCCCCACGGCTCATTGAGGCCCTCTCACAAGAAGGGCTGCTCTATGCCGGGAGGAACGTGCGATGATTCCACGCAGCGCATTGCGACATCGAATCACGCATACCCCCTGGGAAGGCTCGGGGGCACTCGGACCGGTGTGGGGCACGCCAACCTATGATGTGCCGGTCTACATCGAACCCGCGTTTCGCACAGTGGTGGACGCCAAGGGCAAAACCATCACAGCCACGGCGACGATGCTCGCGTTGCCGGACATGGTCATTGCTCCGGAAGACCGCATCACCTGGGTGCGTCCCATCACGGGGATCACCACGGAATACCAGGTCATCGACGCCCAGCCCATCGCGGGCAGTCACCAGGAAGTCTTGCTGACCAGCCTGGGGGGTGCGTGATGGCAAGCACGCAGCGCTTTGAATGGCATGGCGAGGCAATCTCCAAGGTGCAACGCGCGGCGGCGGCAGACGGTCTATTGGCATGGGCGGAAGACGTGCTACAAGTCGTCAACGACAACTATATCCCGCTCGATGAGGGCACACTTATGCGCTCGGGGGAAAGCGATGTGGACCGGAACGAGTTAGTGGCGTCGGCGTTCTATGACACACCCTACGCGGTCGCACAACACGAGTTACCGTTCCACCACGCGAACGGGCGCATCTGGAAATACCTGGAGCGTGGCAGTAAAGAGCGAGCGCAAGCAGGTCAAGAATATGTTGCGCAAAAGGTTCGCGCCGTGACGGGAGGCTAACATGCTGGCACTCGAATTCGCGCAATGGCTCAACGCTCAACATTTGGCCGTCCTGTCAGAGGTGAACCCAAAAGCAAACCAAATATTCATCGACGACTTGCCGGACACCGACGGACGTATCGGCATTGGAATCTATCACGCGCCGGGCTACGCATCAGACAAGCGTACAGCGCTGGACAGACCATCACTCGAAATTGTCGTGCGCGGAACGACGAATCCCGCAGTTGCGCACGACAAGGCCAAGTCAATCTATGACGCCTTGCAAGCCTTCAAGACCAGATACTTTGTTGCAGGTGGTACTGAGATCATCAGTATCACCGCCGCCCAGGGCGGGCCGGTTCGGCTCGGCAAGGACGGCACCGGACGGTTTATGTATAGCCTGAATTTCGACCTGGTGACCGTAAACCAGGCAAGGAGTTAATTATGTCTGAAACCTATGCGTTAGGTGTCAATATCATCTTCAAAGACGGTGACACGGTTATCGGCGGGCAGCGTGACGTCTCGCTGAATGTCGAGGTCGAGGAAATCGACCTGACAAGCAAAGACGACGTGGAAGCGCTCACGAATATCCTGTTTTACAAGTGCGCGCAGGGACTCCTCAAGTGGGGCGGTGACTGCAATGGCGTTGTGTGTTCCGGCACTGGCGGGCCGCTGAACCTGCTGGGAGATATCCTCGGCGGGCAGGGCGTGTTAAAGTCCGTGGAATTTGAGCTTGGGCTCACCGGGGCGAAAGCCGCCGGCGACATCCTCATCACGAAATGGGCCTTAAATGCCGGCACGAAAGAGCCGACGTACAGCACGTCGTACCGCGGCAGTGGTCCGCTGGTCTACACGCCGCCGACCGCGCCGGCAGGCTAAACGTGGTCGCCTCATGATCAACTCGGGCGGGGCCTCATACCCCCGCCCACGTACCTTTGGAGGATATTCATGGCCTATCGGCAACCGAAAGCAATCCCTGTTGACCTGGATAAGCGGCGATATTTTTTTCTCTCCATGAACTCTTACGCGGCCATTGATGACGAGCTTGGGCGTGAGGGAGCATGGGTTGAGGTGCTGGAAACGCTCTTGAGTCAGCCCGAGACAAAGACGGTCCCCATTAAGACTTTTCGCCTGATCCTGTGGGCGGGGCTGATCGATGATGATCCGGAACTGACGCTGCAGCAGGTCGGAGCCTTACTTGATTTCGCGGCGTTCGTGCGCGTCTCGCTGCAAATCAATCAAGCGCTCTCCGGTCAACTGCCCGACGCGCCGGCGACCAGTCCCGAGGGTGACGACCCAAACGCACCCGCGGGGCCAAGTGGAAATGGCGCGACGCCAAGCGCAACGCACTAGGCTCCTGGGGATGGACGGAAGCGCAATTTTATGGGGCGAGCCTGCGCACGTACTATGAAAAAGTCGATGCTGCCAACTGGTGGGCACTGATACAGAGCGGGCAGAAACCACCGAAGGAATATACGCCTGAAGAGCATCGGGCGGAAGTGGACTACATCAACGCGTATGCCGCGAAAAACGGCTACAAGGTGCTAGATTAAGAGGGTACAGGTATGGCCGGATTAAAGGTTGGGGAGCTCTACGAACTGTTTCGGCTGGAAGATCAGGCCACGCCTGCGCTCAATCAGGCGAAGGGTGGATTCCTATCGTTCGCGTCGGTGGTGACCGACAAGCTGCACCTGGTCGAGATGAGTTGGGCTGGCGTCGCGGCGGCCGCCATGAAGGCCGCGGGGGACATGGGATCCGCCAACCGCACGATTCAATTTCATACCGGAGAAACTGGGGCAAAACTCGGGGATCTCAAAAGCGATTTTCGCACACTCGCGAAAGATTCGGTCGAGGGCCTTGATACCATCGCGTCGGCCATGGATATTTTGCATCAGCGGTCGGGCCTCGTGGGTGAAACCTTACGCGAGGTCACTGACACGGCCCTGGAGGCCGGGCGGCAGATGGGCGAGGAGGGCAACCTACTCGCCGACTATGGCAGCAAGGTAGGCAATGCCTGGGAGATCTCGGGGGCAGGCATGCGCCGTGTATTCGAGATGTTCTTCGTGGCCTCGCAACGCTCGGGAGCAGGCATGAGCGGGCTCATGGGGGCGGTACAGGCCAATACGCCAGCATTGCAGGAAATGGGTTACTCGCTCCAAGAGAGCGTGGCGCTCATTGCGAATCTCGAAAAGCATGGAGCGAGCGCCGAACCGGTGTTGGTCTCCCTCAAAATGGCGTTAAATAATCTCTCGGAACTGGGTGTCGCCGACGCAGGGGGCGCGCTCAAGCATATCATCGAGCAGATCAAATCGGCCCCGGATGCGCTATCCAAGATCAGTATCGCCAAGCCGATATTCGGGGCGCGCATGGCTGCACCAGTGGTACGCGCTATTGAGATTGGCGGATTTAACACAACCGAAATGCAGGCGTACCTCGCCACGTCCGATCAAGCGATTGCCAAGGGTAAGGCTATTCGGGGACTGGGTGACGAACTCAAGCGGTCTGGCAATCAAATTGCCGTATCGTTGGCGCCCGCAGGCGCACTACTGAATTCCATCCTCAAATCGACGTTGCCGCTCGTGACCGGCATCGCCGTGGCCATGGGAACCGTCGCGGGCAGTCCGATCGGCATCGGCATTATCCGACTGGCGCTGATCTACAAGACGCTGGCCATGGCCCAGACGTTCGTGATCGGCAAGACGGCGCCACTCATCGCCGCACATATGGCCGAAGCTGAAGCCAACCACATTGCGGCGCTCTCGGCGTACGACAACGCGCAGGCCAATCTGAAGGGCATGCTGGTGAGCGAGGGTGCAACGGGTGCAGAGATTCAGCAGGCACGTGCGACTTTAATTGCCGCCGAAGCTCAACTCGCCCAGCGCGAAAGCGCTCTTGCAGCAGCAGGAGGGACAACGGCATTAACGGCGGCAAGCTGGAGGCTGACGGGTGGGCTCGGTTCGGCGATTGTGGCGTCCAGGGCACTATTCGCTTCGCTGTTCCGCTTCGTGATCCTGCCTGCGTCCGTGGGTTTGGCCGTCACATCGATCATTGATCTTGTGCAGACACTCCGCGGCGCGTACGACGACGTACTCACCGGTAAAAGCCCCATGGAGCGACTGAAGCAACTGTGGAACTCGGACAAAACCGCGACAGGGAAGATGTTCCACCTGATCTTTGGCGGCGGTGCAGACTCATCAAAGATGAGCGCAGACATTGACGCCGAAATGGCCGCCATGGAGAAGAAAATCAAAGACGCCATGAGCGGCATGGGCGGCGGCGAAAACCCGCTCGTCGATCAAGCCGCCCTTGCGATGGATCTCTGGAAAAACCAGTGGGATACCGCACGCCAGGCCTGGACGATCACGGGGGATATGGCGCGCCTGCAAGAGCAGATCAACGACGAATCCGACATGGCCGCCAAGCGCCGTTTGCAATCCCAGATGGACGCCAAGCAGGCCGAGATCGATGGTATCAAAGAAGTCGGCCGCTTGCAGCAGGAGTGGATGGACCGCATCGGGCGCGAGACGAACGACAAGAAGAAGGCGAACCTGCAAAAAGAAATGGACGTCTCTATTGCCAACCAGGAGGCGATCAACCAGAAGACAGTCAGGGACATCGAAGCCCAGGGCGAGCATATGGCCAAGCAGGCCGACAAGTTCAAGGCGATGATCAACGCGATTCTCGGGACGCGTATTTTCGGCAATGCCGCATACGCGCAGGGGTTCAATGATTTCATGACGCTCGGCGGTCCAGCCAACACTGCGGTTCCGCGCTTTGCGTTCGCCGGTCCGGGCGGCAAGGGCTTTAACTTGCCCCCGCCTCCCTCGTGGGCTGCGCAAGGCATGGGCGCGCGGCGCATACAGGTCGAGGTGATAGCCAATAGTGGCCCCATCAAGGACCTCATCACTGTGCAGGTAAACGACCAGGCTGGACGCGCGTTACAGGTCGTGCGGACGCGGAGGTAAGCTGGATGGCAGACCCTATTCATCTGAACAAGTATCTAATCCATGTCTTCCAGCAAGACGGGACATGGGTGCGTGACATCAATACGGCGAAATCCGGCTTCGGTGGCGCCGTCCTCCGCAAAACGTTTGCGATGGATCTGCAGGGAAATCTGTTCCTAGTGGCAGAATTTCCCAGCGCGGCCGGGGGGACCGTCCCGTCGATACTCTCCTTTACGGGGTCCGGGATCTTTCTTGGCGCCGTGCCTCTCGGCACGCGCACGACGTGTACGCGCTCCCACGGCACGCTCATCGATAATACCTTCTATGTCATGGCCTGGGACTACCGCGACAATCACTTGCATCTCATTGGGTATCAGATTCAGGGCGGATCACTTTGTGAGGCCTCGGATCGCGTGATCGGTGACATTACGCGGTATAACAACTACCTGGACCACCTTATGGTGCAGGCGAATGACGGCACGCTCTATCTCCAATACAGTGGGCGACAGTATGTGCCCCCTTCGACATTTTGGTTCACCTTCCATCAGTTGGATACCACCGGGCAACTGCTCCAAGAGCACCAGGTGTATGCCTCGTCATTTCCACGCTGCATTTCGTATAGCCGCGAGGAAGACTGCTTTATCATCAGCTTCTCTGATGATATCGCCTATCAAGGTGTCAGCCCCTTCTTCTTTTATGACCGGGCATTTCGTGCCTTTTACTGGGACACGGAAGGGCATCGACAATTCGGCCTGTGGGCGAGCGAGGGGAATTTAGAGCTACCGACCGTGTATTATTCGCCAGAATACGCAGCGTATCGTGATCTGGTCGTGGAGCGCAGCCACTACTACAACGCGAACTACCCCTGCGAATCAGCGATTTTACTGAATCATGTCCCCCTGGGCGAGAACACGACGGCCCCAGGGTTGCATTACAACACGCTGTTCTCGTGCGCCACGTACGGATCGAGCGTGAACGTGACCGACAAGGATTTTCTGGGCATGGCGGGACACCTCGGAGGGAATCACTGGAGCCATGACGTACAGCATACCCCGAGCTTCCTGGCGCTGGCCCTGCCTGGACTCGACCCGTGGCGATGGGCGCCTCTGTGGATGGAATGTAATCCCGCGAATGGCTATATCTACGTCGGCGAGTTCACGGAAGGGCAACCCGTCCGGCCCTCGAACACGGGCGGCGGCGATCTCCTCTCCGCGCCCATTGATGGCCGGGTGCATCATGCGCTCTATCGTGACGCAGAGGGGACGCCGCAATATACGCGGTCGTCCGTGGGGCAGGCCGACTGGCGGCCGCCGGTACCGGTGGAAACCACCGGGGAGAGCGTCACGGGATTGGTACTGACCCCCGAACGTGACGGATCGCTCACCGCGCTCTTGGAGCGGGATACCGGCGAGCGGATCACCTACCGGAGTCAGACCGGGGGGCAGACATGGGGGCAGGTGACGGCATGATACGCAGCATCATTGATCGTAGTGGCAGGAGTGAACGCCGCATCCTCGCCTACTGGAAGAGCGACACGAATGAATTGCGCGTGCAGATCGATGCGCAACCCGAAACCGTCGCGTGGCAGACAGATAATGGCCTAGTTGGCTTTGACATCGGCGTTGACGCGCGCGGGGCGCTGATTGTGACCTATATCGAGCAGGCGGACGATGCCACGATTACCGTCATACGTAGTGAGGATGGAGGCACGACATGGCAGACAGCCCAGCCCGTATAACGAACACGAATAATCGGTATTGGCTCTGTGATATGCGCCTCATCACCGGCGAGCAGACCTTGCCGGGTGACGCGACCATCGTCCAGATCGCCGAACAGATGGAAAAGCAGACGAAGTGGGGCCAGGGACTGCGCTGCCAGTTTGAGAATACCCGGTATGCCGAGCAGATGAAGGCCGTCACGCTCAAACCGAAGCTGCAGAGCGCCCTGGTTGTGCATCGGTTAGCGGACCACACCACCACGGGGAATTGGTCCGTCGAATCGACCTCCGCTGAGTACGCGGGGGTCACGGCCAAAGTGTCGTTTCTTCGCCATGTGGACGCCGTGCCGAATACCGCGAGCGCGGTCACCTCGCGCTACCTGCTGATGGAGAATCCCACCATCTTTTGGACGCTGGAGCGCAAGCAGCCGCCGGCAGGCCAGACGTATTTAGATCAGGGGTTCGCCTTCACGTTCGGTGGACATGCGGTGTTGTCATTTGGGAAGAAGCCTCCTGCCCTGCAGGAATACGATATCCTTGACGTGATATTAACGTATACTGGTTTCGATGGTAAGCCACGTACCGCCGTACGTCGTATCCGAGACGGGGAATATAATTTCTTCACCGACGAAACATTAGTCTGGCAAATCTACTGCGTCGGCGGCGACGACAAGAATGGGTATGAACTGCAGATACTCTGCTCTGCCTGGGGCAACGAGCCGTGGGTGGTGCGTGGCGCGAAAACAATGCCCATGGCGCCCTGGTCGTGCCAGTGTAATACCGGGTCGTATGCCGTCAACGTGGCGAATATCCGTTTCGAGACATCGGGGACCATGGCCACCGGCTGGTATAAAGCGCAGGGCGATTACCGGGGGCAAGAACTGCTGGCCTCTGTTTGGGGGACCGGGTACGCGCTGGATACGAGCGACCAGAAAACTTACTGGTTTGATAAGGCCTGCCGTGCCTGGGTGACGATCAATTGGGCGGACAATGGCACTGATCAATACCAGTTGATCCTCCATCTGGAGGGGGACGGCGCCCGCACCCCGCTCGTGCAGGCCTTCCAGGAATACCGCCTACCGCAGTCGACGCCGTTTACCCCTGGCGAGACCGACGTGATCGAGGTCACGTCATGGATTCGCCCGAGCAGCCCGCCGGATATCCGCATCCCTGGCGATAACGCGCCGGCGTCAGCTACGCTGGTCTTTCAGAACCATCAGAATGCCTTCATTGAATTCCTGCGCGACGCGGGGGCGGATCGCCTCACGCGTGGCCAGGTCGGGGTACTCATTGCTACCGGCTACACGAAGGAAACGATACAGGAGGACGGTACGCCGATCACCGCCGACACGACCATCGCGGAATTCGTGGGCATCGGCGCCATGCGCAGTGACCCAGACCCGCTGACCGGTGTACGGGAATACAGTATTACCGCCTACGACCCGCTCGTGTTGCTCTCGGGGACCGATCTGGAATACTACCCGGCCAATACCGGCATGCTGGGGCCGGACGCGCTCTCTTTGATGCTGCAGTGGGTCCGTGTGCCGGCGGACAAGATCATTAGAGATTTCACCTCGACTGATCGTGATGACCGGCTGGACGATCCGAAGCGCGACTATAGCGTGTTGCCCTACTTCCCGCTGCGTGGCGTCAATGCCATGGATTTCTTCCGGCAGGTGGCTGATCTCGGATACTGCGTGTACTGTTTGCCGGTACCGGTGAGCGGCCAGGAGTGGCCGGACTATGAAATCCACATCGCGCGTTATGGCCATGGAGACGCGCGCAAGGTGACGTTCGTCGATAAGCCCAGCGCGCCGGGGGAAATCAGCTTCCGGGATATCAAGGCGACGGTGGACTATTCCGGGACCATTAATAAGCTCACCGTGATCGGGCATGACGAGAATGGGCTGATCATTGAGGCGTCCCAATCCTCGCAGCAGGATACCCCCGGCCATTGGGAGTACACCGGGGAACAGCGCGCGAAAACGGTCAGCGACGACAACTTAATGACCCTGAAGGCCGTGCAAAAGAAACTCGCCTGTCTCTGGGCGCGCAACTATAAACGTCCGTCCATGCTCGTGACGATTACCACGCATGATCCGTATGGGGCGCTCCTCTTCCCGGAAGACCGTGTCGGCATCTTGCAGCGCGGCAACATGGCCAGCGGCTACGTGGATGCTGTGCTGGACTATTGCGTCAAGCAGGTGTCGGCCAAGCATGGCGAAACACAGAACGAGTACACCGTCGAGCTCTGCGTGATCCATCACATCGATTGACCAGCGCCAAGGTTGTGGTACAATGGGAGCATCACGTACGGCGAAAGGATCATGGCATGCGAACATTCTGGCGAGAGGCGCTCTTGCGCAGTATGGGTGGTATCGGGATCGGGATTGGCCTCGGGGTTGTCCTGCTCCTGGGATGGCATAGTCTACGCGCCACCCCG